CACTGTGCCAGTGGGATAATAGTTGTCGTTGTCCCAGATGTTTTCGGGCATGAATGGGCGTTTGAGTATGTCATTGTATTCTTGTTGGTTTTGCAACGGTGTGGCTTTGACACGCCACAGGTGCGGCAACCAGGTGCGGCTAAATCCCTCAGCTGCAAAGTCAGCATCTTGTATCACATAGTATCTGGGAATGGCCAAGGGTATTTCACTGTTGAGTGGGTGATAGTCTTTCAAATTGGGCAGTTCCAACACATCACCGTTCATGAGCTTGCGCCCAAATTCGTCAATCATGGTGTTGTAGTGAAACGTAATAAACAGGGTGTCGTTGTTCAAAAACAAACCAAATTGTGTCAAATCAAAATCAATGTCTTGATGATTGAACACACCACGCATGGTATATATGTCAGTGGAGTAGATCCGGTCGCGGTTTTCCAACAACAGCAGGTCTTGAATGTTCAGCACACTTTGATCTTCGTACACAGGCTGTGTAGCGTCAAAGTTGCCGCTCAAGGTAGAGTCCGCACCGCCTGCTTGTGGACCCAAGTATTTGTGAACATACATGTCGACTCCGCCAACAGTGTACATTTCACGAATGGTGCGATCAAAAAATTGATAATCTTTAGTGCGATTTGGGCGGTATAGGGATAAGCGTGGCATGGTATATTTATAGTACTTTGGGTTTACCTTTGTGTGGGTTGACCGATAATTGCCCTAATGCTATAATACGGACTTAACAACAAAGGAGCCAGCAATGAGTGATTTAGTAACCGATTTGCACAGCGAGATGATCAACAGTGTAGCACCAAACTACAGTATCAATTATGAAGCAGAGGCTCTTGCCAGTTTTGAAGCCACTGGTGATGACTTGATGGAGATGCTTGAGACTCGTGCCACAGACTTTATTGCAGAGACTACCGGGGCAGATGTGCGCGAGGACTTGGGCGGGCTCACAGTGTTTTTCCGTGGTAGTACTTTGGTTGCATTTTATGACTACGAGCAATTTAAAGGGCATGTGTTTTGACCCTGAGCCCGAAAGGGCTTTTGGGGTTGACCAAAAATTCTTTCTCTGCTATAATTACGTATAAATTTACCAGGAGCCCATATGAATGCAACACGAGCCGCTGTCAAGCCAATGAACCCTCGCAGTCCTGATACCAAATACACAGGGTTGGAACCCACATGGCGTGTGCAACCCACAGACGATCGCACCAGTCAACTGAGTGCTGCCTTTTCATGGTACAATTACTTTTATGGCAAAAAAGATGCCCGTGAAATGCTGGTGGCATATTTGGAACATAATGGCCGCAAAGCAGATGTTCGTGCGTTAAAAGGCGTGCCAGACTCAGCAGTTCGACTGACCACTGCATGGCTATGCCGCATGAGCATGGTGGGCCTGGACCTGACAGACACAGAACAAGTGAGACTGGAAGGCTACATCCAAGAAATATTAACTGCACGTGAACCCGAAGTGGTGGTTGTTGAGGCAGTGCCTGTGGCAGCCAAGCCCAACATTCAAGACCGGTTGCGTGAAAAGGTGTCAGAATGTGCTGGTGAACTGGACGGCATGTTTGATGAGTTTGTGGTTGCAGGCGCCAAGATGAGTGCAGACTACAAGCCTATTACAGTCATCCGCGGACTGAATGTAGCACCTCAAATGATTTCAGACATTGCCAACTTGTGGAAGCACAAACTTGCAGAGTTTGAAACTGCAATCGAAGGCAAAGATGCACAACTTGCGGAAGGCTACAGTAATTTCAGCAAAATACAAATGCGCAACATTGTGAAGTTTTGCGAAGCAGTGATCAATGACTGCGGTGCGTATGTGCAGATCAAGAAAGTGGAACGCAAACCACGCAAGGTCAAGTCAGTGCCGCCAGAGAAACGTGCCGCAAAGTTCAAAGTGTTAATGGAATTTGCCGAACTCAAACTCAAAGGCCTGCCAGCCGCAAGTCTTGTGGACAAAGCAGAAGCCTGGTTGTACGATACCAAGAAGCGCAAGTTGATTCATCTTGTGGCTGACAGTCACACACAGGCATTCACTGTGAAAAGCAACAGCATCATTGGTTTCAGCACCATTGAGACCATGCAGAAAACTGTGCGCAAGCCAGCAGATGTTGTGAAAGCAGTACAAGCCGCAGGCAAGCCAGCCGCACGTAAGATCTACAAAGACCTGACCACAACTGAGACTCCATTCAACGGGCGTGGTACAGAGAACTTGGTGGTGCTCAAAGCCTGGTAAGTAGTGCATGCATGTGATCCCCAACAAAGTAGACCTATACATTACCAATGTATGCAATTTAACCTGCCAGCACTGCAATAGATTTAACAATTTCAACTTTAAAGGCTGGCAACGTTGGGGCGACTATGAAGATCAATACCAGCAGTGGGGCAAGTTAGTTGATCTCACAGCAGTCACTATCATGGGTGGGGAACCTTTTTTGAACCCCACCCTGATAGACTGGGTGCAAGGCATCAATCGCATATTTGGAATTGAAGTTCAAATACTCACAAACGGCACTAGATTTAGACACAATCCTGATCTTTACGATGCTTTGTTTTTTAAACATCAGACTCGTCCGCACAATCACATTGGTGTGAGTTTGCACAACCCTGATCAGTTTGAAAAATTAAAAGAAGATATACTATGGTTCCTCAAAGGACCAGTACAAATATATCCAAAAGGACATTCGGAAAATTTTTGGAATTCTGATTATCTGTTCGTTGACCGCAATGGCATAGTGGTAACGGTGATGAACGTTGACACGTTTCATTCAGCGGCCATAACTCAGTCTTGGCAAAACAGCACCCAACCAGTGTTTAAATTGCACAACAGCGATCCATTTTTTGCACATCAAAATTGTGGATTTGCCACATTCAAAAGTTATCATTTCATACGCGGCAAGTTGTACAAGTGTGCGCCGGTGGCACTGATGCCCGAGTTTGATCAACAACACACATTGGATATATCTGATGCAGACAGAGCATTGTTAAATTCGTATCAGCCACTGAGCGTGGACAACTTTGAAACTTATCAACAAGAATTTTTTGCTCAATTGGATAATCCCATTGCACAGTGTAAATTTTGTCCTGAGCAGTACACATTTCAAAAGATATTTCCAGTGGTCAAAGGATCTTGACCATGTTTGATCAAGAGTTTTATCGCATTGATCTTGGAGAAATATTTCAGCAGAGTCACTGCATGTATCATGAGCATGCAATGGTGCATTTGTTTTCAAGTGTGTTGATGAACATGGGTTATCAAAAAATACCCGGCAGTGCCAGAGCATGGGGGCGCGGCAGTCGCAAGGTCATTGTGTGCCTGGCCGACGACTTTGGAGTCAACCGAGATGATTGGAGCCTGCCACCCGATCAGTGGTTTGATACTGACACCACAATCGTCACCGACAACCACATGCCCTTTGCTACCAATTATCAGATTCTGAAGTTGCCATCAAGTTACTTTGGAGTGTTTAGTTATGTGCCAGCAGATCAAAATTGGACACCAAGTCGGCGATTTAATTTTTCAGTCAACAGGCTAGACAGTCAGCGACAGTTGATTCTATTAGAATTGACGAAACAGTCGGGCGGGATTGATCAAGTGCAACAATTGGATCATGTGAATTTCAATGCACGAGCACAGGGCAATGAGCACACTGCTGAACATGCTCAACACAGTTTTGCACATTGTTGGACACAGTTAAATCAATTGCACAACACCGAATATTCCAAGTGGTTTGATCAAACTCGGCCGCACATACCCATTAGAAACCATGCACTAACAGTCGAGCAAACACAGGTTGGTGCGTATCTCAATTTGGTAATTGAAACCTATGCCGGAGATGCCACGGTGGCATTTAGTGAAAAGATATTCAGAGCACTGGTAACTCCAGCACCTTGGGCAGTGTTTTCAGCAAAACATGCGGTGGGGTATTTAAAAACACTGGGGTTTGATGTGCTAGATGATGTTGTAGATCACAGTTATGACAGTTTGACACAAAGCAACACCATGTACGGGCATGGAAAAATTTCTGAATTTGTCAAACTCAACATACAGAATTATCACAACATAAAAAACTTGGATCAACCCAAATTGGCTACAAGATGTCAAACAGCAGCCACTCACAATCAACATGTGCTGGCACACCTGCAACGCCAATGGCCTGCGGATTTTGCCCAGTGGTTGCCTGAGATGATAGCAAAACTTCAATAAATACAGGAACCGGAGTTCCAGATGCCAGAACAGCAACAGCAATCACTGCCTACACTGAAACAAAACTTGATAGAATATGTCAAGCTTCAGTTAGGCGGTGATATCATTGACCTAGAACTAGACCCCTCACACTATGAAGCGGCCTATCAAAAAACCATTGGCACCTATCGCCAACGGGCCAACAACGCCTACGAGGAAAGTTACAGTTTCATGCAGTTGGTACAAGATGTCAACATCTACGAACTGCCTCAAGAAGTTGTGAGTGTGCGTCAAATATTTCGCAGAACATTTGGCGACAGTTCGGGACCGTTTGCGTCAAACTTTGACCCGTTTGCACAAGCAAGTATCAATGTGTACTTGATGAACTTCAACGTGGCAGGTGGCCTGGCCACATATGATTTCTACAGTCAATACATTGAGCTGGCCGGACGCATGTTTGGCGCCTACATGAACTATACCTGGAATCCTGTAACCAAAAAATTGCAACTGATTCGTGATCCCAAAGGCTCCGGCGAAACTGTGTTGCTGTGGACCTACAACTTGAAACCTGAATTCAACCTGTTGAGTGATCATCAAATAAAACAATGGTTACGAGACTACATGGTAGCCAACTGCAAAATGATTATTGGCGAAGCACGTGAAAAATTTGGCACCATTGCTGGACCGCAGGGCGGCAGTGCGTTGAATGGCACTGCAATGAAAACCGAAGCGCAGGCACAGATGGATGCGCTGGTTGTTCAATTGGTAAACTATGTGGATGGGTCACAACCAATCACCTGGGTTATTGGCTAAACTGCACACACTTTTATCAAAATTCCTGCTATAATACAGCATGGACTTGATGATCGACATTGAAGGTTTGGCAACAGGCCCTGAGACCACAATTTTAACCATTGCGGCCCAGGCATTTGACCCGCTTGGCTCTGGCTACTATGAGCACAAATACTATGCTCGAGTTGATCTTGAAAGCCAAGAAAACCGCACCATTGAACAAGGCACCATAGACTGGTGGGCCACACAGCCTGCAGCCGCACGGGATGAAGCCTTCAATGAACAGGGTCGTATCCCACTAGATCAGGCCTTGGATGAACTGCATAAGATATGTTGGAAATGCAATCGCATCTGGATGAACGGTCCCACTTACGATGCCAACATCCTTGAGCATGCCTACAAGAGTTATCACAAGCCCCTGCCTTGGCAATATTATAAGATCTGTGATGCACGAACGGTATATAAGCTGTATCCAGGGTTGCCCAAGCCGCCTACCAGCCATCATGCGTTGGAAGACTGCCGCAGACAAATTGACATGTTACAAGCAACCTTGGCTCATTTAAACATCAAGGAACTGGCATGATCATTGGAATTTGTGGATTTATTGGCTCGGGCAAAGACACCATTGCAGACTATCTTGTGAATCTACATCACTTCCGACGTGAAAGTTTTGCCAACACACTCAAAGACGCTGTGGCACAGGTGTTTGGCTGGGACAGAACCATGCTGGAGGGCCGTACAAAAATGGCCCGTGAGTGGCGTGAACAAGTTGATCCCTGGTGGGCAGAACGCTTGGGCATACCACACTTGACTCCACGTTTTATTCTACAACAATGGGGCACAGAAGTATGCCGTAAAGGCTTCCACGATGACATCTGGATTGCCAGCCTAGAAAACAAACTGCGCAACAGCCGTGACGATGTGGTCATAAGCGATTGCAGATTTCCCAATGAGATCAAGGCTATCAAACAGTCAGGCGGCATTGTAGTGCGTGTGGTGCGTGGTGCCGAACCTGAGTGGTACGATGCAGCAGTAAGTCTCAATCGTGGCCCTGACGGCAATTCAACCTGGGCACTTAGCGGTCGTCGACTGGCACAGTTGGGGGTACATGCCTCAGAAACAAGTTGGGTAGGTACCCAGTTTGATGTTGTGTTAGACAACAACGGTACCCTAGACGACCTATATCAGCAGGTCAAGCGTCTGGTTCAAGATCACCCGCCCGCCAAGTGACTTCAGTGCGTGACACTTCTTCTACACAATTTTTACAGATTGTTTTGAGATTTCTCAATGCAACATTGTTGAGATCTCCATCAATGTGATACACCAACAATTGACTGGTAAATCTTGCTCGAAACCCGCATCTATCACACGCGGGTTTTTTCTTGTAACCTGCTGACTTCCAACGTGGCTCTCTGGGTTTGATGCCCCGCCCACGGCGTTGGCAAGTTTCACAACGACTACGGTAATGTGTTGTATCTTCTTTGATATAATTCACAGCACATGGCCGTTGGTTACAGGCTTGACAAATGGGTCTCATACAATATTTAGCGCCTGGACCTTGGGCAAAGGGCAGTGTAAACTGGGTTTTTTTGGGTATGCCTATAAATATCAATAACTTGAAAAGGAAGTAATCATGGCACTAACATCACCTGGCGTAGAAGTAGTAGTAATTGACGAGAGTCAATATATC